GCTCCCTTTTTTTCTTTATAAAACTTTATGGCTACCACGACAATTGATACCGAGACCGAACTCTCCGCTGTAAATGCAATCCTGGGAGCTATAGGTCAGTCACCTGTAACCTCTTTAGTATTTGATAACCCAGAGATTTCGTTTATTTATAATTTACTAAGAGACTCTAATGTTGATGTACAGAATGAAGGCTGGCACTTCAACACAGAGAGACACGTTAAATATACACCCGATTCCACTACAAATAAGATTGCAATAGGTAATGATATACTTAAGATAGATGTTACTGATGGCTGGACTAAACGAAACTATGATGTTGTAAGAAGGAATGGATATCTATATGATAAATATGACCATACTGATGATTGGTCAGAATTATCTGATGGCATCGATCTTGATATTATCAGATTATTCTCATTTGAAGACTTACCTTCAGTATTTCAAAGGTATATAATTTATAAATCAGCTGGTAGAGCTGCAACACAACTAGTAGCTAACCCACAATTAGTACAATTAATAGCACAACAAGAGATACAAGCCAGAGCTGCATGTCTGGAATATGAATGCAACCAAGGTAATCATACTATGTTCGGCCTCCCAGAAGATAGTACATATAATTCTTATCAGCCATGGAGGGCATTAGGTAGGTAATGGCAGGAATCACACAAACTATCCCTAACTATACTGGAGGGATATCTGAACAGCCCGATCAGTTAAAAGTACCAGGGCAAGTTAAAAATGTTGTTAATGCTATACCAGATGTTGTACATGGATTATATAAAAGACCTGGATCTAAACGTGTAGGTACCACACCTCTTACTAATGTACAGAGTGGCGGTTCATGGTTCCATTACTATCGTGATGAATCAGAAGGGTCTTATATAGGCCAAGTAGCAGCTGATGGTAGAGTAAGAATGTGGAGTTGTAATGATGGTACAGAAAAAAATGTATGGTATCATACTGATAACAGTGCTTATGATGGAAGTAATTCTGATCACACATCTATTACCACATATCTATCAGCAAGCAATACGGAAGATGTACAAGCATTAACTATTAATGATACTACATTTTTAAATAATAGAGATACAACTGTAGCTACTACAGGCACTACTACAGGTAGACCACATACAAACTTTGCATATATAGAGTTAACAAGAACAGAGAATGGTAGACAGTATTCTTTAAATATATATGATAGCGATTCTACAGTAAATATATCTACAGCGACTAGAGTTAAAATACAGAGCGATACTTTAGCAGAAGGATCTGGTACAGGTCATTGTCCAGGTATAGGTACACAAGTATTTAGTGGTGCTGAAACTAATACAGGAAGTAAAACAAACTTAACATTTCGTATTAGTGCATTAGGTCAACAAGGTAAGCATAGCGGTAGTACTGATAATGATACCGCAGCTGAAGATTATGCCTGTTCTTATAACCGTGAAGTTACATTATTACATGGTGGGGAAGGTTGGGCTACAAATGATACTACTACTCAAACTTTAGATCAAGCTCAGATTGGTTATAGTTATACTGTTAAAGTAACAGACCATGAAGTATCTGCAGTTAAAGCTAATGTAAAAGCAGTTAGACCTGCTCCTACACCATTTGATGCAGATACAGCAATAACTGTTGATGGTATTCTAGGTGGTATTACTGGTGAATTATCTGGAGTTACTGTGAATGGTAATGCTCTGAACTATGAGATTATTGGTAATGGTATATATTTATATACAGCTGCTGATGCTGATGATTTCAATGTAGAAGTAGTAGATCAAGATCTCATGCGTGTTATGCAGACTGAGATTAATGATGTAACTAAACTACCTGTACAATGTAAACATGGTGCCATAGTTAAGATAGCTAATACTAGAATGTCTGATGAAGATGATTACTATGTTAAATTTGTAGGTGAGAATGGTAAGAGTGGTCCTGGTCAATGGACAGAAGTAGCAGAACCTGGTATTGTTAAAAGCTTAAATGCCTCTACTATGCCACATATGCTACAACGTCAAGCTGATGGAGACTTCTTAGTTAAACAGTATACATGGGCTGATAGAGAAATAGGTGATAATACTACTAATCCTATCCCTTCATTTGTTGGGCAAAAAATTAATAGAGTATTATTTTTCCGTAATCGTCTAGTAATATTAGCAGGTGAGAATGTTGTAACATCTAGACCTGGTAGTATAGCTACACCTAATTTCTGGTCTGATACAGCATTGACTGTTAGTGCGGTTGATCCTATTGATATATCCTGTGCTTCTGTATATCCATCTGATTTATTTGATGCTATAGAAATTAATACTGGACTATTATGTTTTAGTACTAATGCTCAGTTCTTATTATCTTCAGATGATACTGTAATGAATCCGGATACAGCAAAGTTAAGAGCTGTGTCTTGGTTTAATTATAATAAAGTAATACCTCCTGTATCATTAGGTCAGACTACAGGTTATGTAGATAACTCTAATAAGTATAGCCGCTTCATGGAAATGGCTAATATTGTTAGAGAAGGTGAACCAGCTGTTGTCAATACTAGTAAAATTGTACCTACATTACTTCCTAAAGATATAGATCTTTTTACAAATTCAAGGGAGAATAACTTTGTATTCTTTGGTAAGACTAATTCAGATGAAGTAATAGGATTTAGATATCTTAATCAAGCTGATAAAAGGTTACAATCTTCTTGGTTTAAGTGGAAGTTTAATAACCCTATTAAATATCATTTCTGTGTAGAAGATTGTTATTATCTTTTAGATACTGATAACTTTTTACAGAAAGTAAATATGATACAAGCTGATGCTGATCCTAGTATAGATCAAGATGATACTAATTATTTAATACATCTAGATAATTATACTACAGTTGGTAGTGGTTCTTTTAGTTCAACAACAAACTTAACTACATTTACTAATCAATCTGATTGGATAGATGATGTTACTACACCTAATGGTACACTAGTAGTTGTTGATACAAATTCATCTACAGCAAGAGAAGGTAGGTATGCAGAATGTACTGTCATTAACAGTGATGATTTTACTGTTCCTGGTGATTGGTCTAGTGCTACATTGAATATAGGTTATCTATATGATTATCAAGTAGACTTCCCTAGATTCTATTTACAAAAAGCTAGTGAAGATGCAGTTCAATCTGATATTAATTCTAAACTAACTGTACATAGAATGAAGTTAAACTTTGGTAAGATAGGTTTATATGAAACTACATTAACTAGAGTAGGTAAAGATGCTTATACAGAAATATATGAATCTACAGATTTAGATGAATATGATGCTTCAGACGCTCCATATTTAGCCGAAAAAATTAAGGACATTCCAATTTATGAAAGAAATCTAAATGTAGATGTAACCTTAAAATCTGCCCACCCAGCACCTGCAACTTTAAGATCTATGTCTTGGGAAGGTGACTGGTCACCCATGCACTACCGCCGTGTCTAAATACATTCACCCAGCAACAGAAGAGGCTGCCATTGAGGTGGCCTCTAATCTACGTCCAGATGACCGCAGAGAGGTCGAAGAAGGTCACGGGCTAGATCCATTAGAAACGATTCTTTATGCAGTACAGGAGCATTCCTGTGTGTGGTTCGAGGTGCCTAACGGCAAGACTGCCGGAATGGCTGGTGTCGGACCTAATGGAGAGGTATGGATGTTATGCACACCCGCTATTCATGAGTACCCTATAACATTTGCTAGAGAAGCAAAGCGATTCATTGAGAGTAGAACTGAACCGCTATTATGGAACATTGTTGATAAACGTAATACTGTTCATTTAAAACTACTCAGGTTCTTAGGCTTTAAATTTTTGAGAGAAATTTATCACGGCCCGAACCAATTGTCCTTTATCGAATTTTGCCGTGTGTGCTCCAGATCCCAATAGGGGAATAAGAATGCAAGCCAAAATTGAGAAGATGAAGAAAGATACTCAGTATCATTCAGCATCCCTCAAGTATTGGAACAGAGAAGCTAGTGTAAAACAACGTCAAGGTGCCTTAACTAAAGGTTTAAGTCGTTCAAGAAGTGATGCCTATTCTAAAGCTCTATGGACTTTAGGTAAAGGTAGACTAGCTCAAGAAAGTATTCAAAGACAAAAAGCAAAACTATCTAAATATGACCAGAAGACAGGTGTCTCTAGGTCTAATAGATATATGTCTGCTAAATATAAAGCCATCCTAGATAAACAAAGAGCTATAGAAAGTACTATTGATAATACATTTGGTAGAAATATGGATATAACACATCAAGCTATCCAAAGAAATCATATGGCTAATGTAGCTGCTAATAGACAAAGGCTAGGAACAAGGCCAGAGTATGGTGCTCCTGTTATGATGCCTCCCGTTGATAGAGCAGGTCAAACATGGGCTAATATACAGATGGCTCTACAAATTGCTGGTACCGCTGCAGGTGCTGTTAAAGCATTCGAA